GAAGCTATTAACGGGGACGGTAACTTAATAGAACCACTCAACATGAAAACATCATCAGGGTGGCCGTTTGTCCTCAGACAAGGATCAGGCAAACACGCTTGTTTCGTTGAACGTAGATACACAGATGGAACACTCGTGCAAAGAGTAACTGGAACACAGTTATATGACCCACGTCCTGAATTTAAAGCAATATACGAAAAAGCAATTGCTTCACTACGAACCACAGGACAAGTGAAATGGCATTGGGTCATTGACAAACTCAAAGACGAACGACGAACTTTAGACAAGATAGCGGACGTAAGAACACGCATCTTTAACATCGGAAACGCAGTTTGGCTTTGCATCCAAAAGCAGTACATGTGGTGGTATTACCATTTTCTAATAACACATAAAGAAAAAACAAATACCGCCCTAGGAATGGATCCATTTGGACCAGACGTCACTAATTTAGTGAATGAACTGAGAAACTATGGAGAAAACTTTCTAGACATAGACATTAAGACTTGGGATGGGAGTTACGAAGATTATCTATTCGATGACTCCGCATACATAGCAACACGATTAGCTCGAGTAGCACTCATTGAACTCAGAGATGAGTTAGAGCGAGTGATACACACCGCCTGGACAGGATTGAATGTAAGAGCTACACTTGGCTGGTTGAAAGAACATCAACCAAACCAGCTAAAGCGATGGTATGAACCACAACACATGATGCGAAAGTCCATCTTAGCGTCAACTTGTAGAGTTCACATTGCTGGTGACATAGTCTACGTTCCAAAACAGGGAATGGACTCAGGTATTTACTTAACAGCATGTCTAAATTGTACAGGTCATCTTGTAATAGACGGAGTGGTATACTACAGTATTTGCGATCAATACATCACCAAAGAATCGCAACCACCCAAGGAAGTACTTGATGTTGTGTTGAAGCACAACTTTATGGACGTCGTTGGAACAAACAAAATGGGAGATGACGGAGTAAGCTCGGTTCCTGATGCTATCAAGGAATTCTATACACCAGAGCGTATTCACGAACAATGGTCAAAACTTGGCTATGTCGTCACAAACGGTACAAAAACCGGAATCCCAGAGTGGACTACTTTACAGAATTTGTCATTCTTGAAGTCTACTTTCAAACAACACCCAGACTATTCAAATCGCTGGCAAATGGCCATCGACGAAAGATCAGTCATTGGAGAGCTAACGAACTGGATCAGAACCGGCCAGGACGAAGGAGAAGCATTGCTTTCAAACTGTGAAGATGCACTCCGTTACTCTTTTGCTCATGGGAAGAGCAAGTTTAACGAGATCAAGGAGCGAATTGACCAAGCTCTAAGATCCGTAGGAATGAGAGAGACAACCTCTACTTACGCTAAGCTAGATTTAGAATGGCAACACCAATATGGTGGGCCAGATAACCAGCAATAAATAATTCGTCAAACAACAAATCTAAACACAACATCGAATGGACGCAGGCTCGTAAGACGCTAGTGTGGAAGTACCTCTTCCTTAACTTACTTTATCAGGATAGTTAAAGAAAGCGTTGTGTTTAGTATCAGAAATTATCGTGGTTTTTGATTTATTAAACTAAATTAAATTAAATTAAATTAAATTAAATTAAATAAT